GGGGGGGGGTAGGTTTGCTTTAGTGTTCTGTACTAGTTAGTAATGAACTCGTACCTAGATTAGAAAAATCTCAAATACCTGGGCTGGAAAAATAATATTAATAATTTTTGCTAGTCCTGTTCCATCGACCACGTTTTACTAGTGGCTCGCGCCAACTCTAACCCTGTTAACAATTCGTTAGCTTTAGTGCGCTGTGCAAAAGCGGAAGGACGAACCTTACCTCGACTTGCCAAGATAACTTCTGCCTCGCTATACCGTCTTGGGCCATAGACATAGAACGTTTCATTGTGCGCAATACTAAAGTACGGCGTTGCCGTACCTCCCAACGTACCCATGCAAGACACATACTCTTCGGCCACCATGTCGAACCCATACTTCATTAAACAGGTTCCTGGTGAACCAGACTGGTAAATATCCAGTCAAAGAATCTGTCTCCTGCTCCGTCAGCTTTCGCTGCCGCTATTGAAGGATAAATTGCGTCATCGAGATGAGCCTTTCCAGAATGCACATAGAAGATTCTTCCGCCTACCAATACCCGCAACATCATGGTGAAACCAACAGTATATTTATAGATATGCTTCATACTCATTACCTCTAGAATGCAGGACACGGGTAGCGCAGCGGACCAGTGTCCTGGTCGCTGAAGAAGTACATTACCGACTTAAATTTCTTTTTCTTTGGTTTCGTCTGGCAGCTTAAAAAGCGAGGTTTTGGGCGTCTCAACCTTCAGAGAGTCCCTTGGTTTAACTTTCTTAGTGGGCCTTTCTAAGCCTTTGGGAGCTAAACCAGATTCCCAAACTTCGTCTTTTCCAAGGTAGGTCATATGCATTCTTCGTCCACCTTTTAATGTTAATTTCTCTCTCGCGAACCACCCAGCCCTTGACAGGGCTAGGCGGTGTCGCTGAGCAGTGGTCTCGGTCCACCCAAAGTATTCTGCTGCTGCGGCGTCACTTATAGGCGTATTATCTGTACTAGCCACTCTTAGATAATACTCAAATAACACTAAAGCGTAGATGTTGACCTCTCTGACTAATAGTCTTCTCTCAGTGTGATTTAGGGCATACTTCAAGCGGAACCCATCATTGTTCCGCCGTCTAATGTATTTAACGTGGTCTGCTAGTGACATGTAGGTTTCCGTGATAAGAATCACCTTATTATACGCTGTAGCATCACACATCCTACACATTTCGGGTTGTGAGCTGCGAACTGCGAACCGTTATTTGGCGTAAGACGTTGATTTCTAGGCATTTTAAGGGACTAAACCCCTCTTAGAGATATACGCATGCGTAGATCACACCTCAGATATCCCTCCCACGCGCACATTCTGTAAGTCATTGATTTATAAAGGGTTTAAATAACTGGTTTATACGCCCCGCGTATACGCAAGAAACTTCAGAAAAGCATTGTAGGTCCGGCGACAATCGTGCCTTAGCTTCAATGAAGATTTACTCCATTGCTGGTAAAGACATCGACTACTTAAAACCAAGAAGGGACGCAGAATGACAAACAAAAAAATACCAAGTAAGACTAAGGTTAAACCAAAAGCTAAGCCCGCTGCTAAAAAGAAGACCGTTCCCAAGAAGCCCTTTAGGACGGGGGGTTATCTCGAAGGTTTTCAAACAATTCGGCGTAAGCCAAGGGACGCATAGTGAACAATGAGCATTGATCAAATGGTCTCTGACCTAATCACCCGAGAGGGTGGTTACGTCAATCATCCCGACGATAGGGGTGGCGCTACCAATATGGGTATTACCCTCACAACCCTCTCCGGCTGGAGAAATGAGGGCTGCACTGTTGATGACATCAAAAACCTCACTTATGAAGAAGCGTCAGACATTTATCTGTCTGAGTACTGGGATGCGCCTAAGTTCAGTGAACTTAGCCTGCACAGCGTCATCGAGGAGATGCTATTTGATGCAGCAGTACATCACGGCCCCGGCAGATCAGTAAAACTCTTACAGAAAGCGGCAGGTGTAACGGCAGATGGAATTATAGGGCCCACTACTAAGTCGCTTGTACGTGAAATGGACCCTGTGAAGCTAGCAACGTATTTAATTGCTGCAAGAGTCGCCTTTATCGGCGGAATTATTACCCGAATGCCCGAGCAAGCTGCTTTTGCAGCTGGCTGGGCGAATCGGATGGAAGAGTTCATTCATAAGATAACTGAGGTATAGCGTGGACGTAGTATTTGTTGTTGGATTTTTTCTCACTCTGTTTGTTTTTGAGCCAGGGAACGAAAAGATAAATGATTACTGTCGAGCAGCAGTAGCTGGCGAGACTGAAGAAGTGTTTGAAAACCGTAAAGCGTGTTGGAGTTCATACCACGAATACCGCGAAGAGATACCTGAGCTAGGCGATGACTGAAAAGACCCGGTTGCAAAAACATAAGTTAACCTTTCAAAAGAAGGTTCTGCAGTCCCAGGCTGCAGCCATTGCAAAGCAATCAGAAGCTATTCTGGCTCTGATAGAGCGCCAAGGTAAAAAAGACACAGAAAGTGACCAGTCGCCTTAGGACCGAGCCTCCCCGCAAGGGGAGGTAGTACCTTTTTGCTGCCCTTTAATTATCAGAAAAACTTTTACTCATAACCTACAGTCTCCCGATACAACAACTCGGAAGAAGACAATGTCCACTCTACCGTTGACCAGTGAAGAGCTTAGAGATGCTCTTCCTGCAAAGGTTAAAAAATCTGTTAATCAGCAACTGATTGACCAAATCAACAATGTTATGGGCGACCCAGAGTCCTACGAGCAGTATCGTGAAAATCTGCTGAGCTACGCCAGTGTGATGAAGGATGGCCGGTTTAAGGTTAGTAATTACATCACGGCTGTTAAATACGTGAGCTACAAGCTCCAAGGCCGTACGAATACTGCAGCCTATGGTTTGACCTTCCCCGACAAGATTATAGATTTCCAGGCACGGGGAGTAGAGCCTAAAAACGTCAGTTCTTACGTCACTGCGTACAATAAGTCTAAGTTGGTCTCGCTCTTGATGGAGCAGACGATGACCCCGGTATGGGTGCTCAACCAAGACCTTTATCAGTCTGGTATTAACGTTCTAGCCGATCTAATGCTCACAGCAAACAGTGAGAAAGTCAGGTCAGACTCTGCCAGCGCCCTCCTCACCCAGCTGAAGCCACCTGAAACTAAAAAGATCGAAATTGATGTTGGTAGCTCTGAGAACGAAACCATCAAAGCGCTGCGCGACTCTACGATGGAGTTTGTCATCATGCAGAAACAGATGATTAAGTCTGGGATGGTTAACGCAGAGGATGTGGCTAAACAGCCAATGATCATTGACGGTGATGCAGAGGTTGTTAATTAATGAGCGACTTTGATGACTCAGTAATAGACCGCTCTGGTATTACTTTTGATGTAGCTACAGCGCTCAGAGTAGAAGAACATCTTCAGGCGATGGACTACAACGTAGACCCAGAATACGTCCCTAGTGCTTTTGCCCTGGAATTTGTGGTTTTCATTAAGCTAGTTAATGGCGTCGAAGGCGAAGAAAACACTACGCCACTCGTCCACTACTACATGCTCGACACGTTAACCGAAAATGGCGCACGCATCGTCAATCTCTGTCACCGAGGCATCGCTAAAACTACTCTCATGGGGGAGTACCTGTTTCTGTATCTTGGGGTGTATGGCGCAATACCAGGTTTTGGTAAAATTGACTTGGCTTTGTATGTTTCTGACTCTATCGAGAACGGTGTTAAGAACATGCGTAAAAACCTTGAGTTCCGCTGGGAGAACTCCGAGTTCTTGCGTAAGTACGTTCCAATCACCCGCTTCACCGATATCCGTTGGGAGTTCAGGAATGCTGACGGTAACGTGTTTATTGTCAAAGGTTATGGTGCTAAGACGGGTGTTCGGGGGGCTAAAGAACGCGGCAAACGTCCGCAGCTGGCAGTCCTCGATGACTTAATCAGTGATGAAGACGCACGGTCAGCGACTGTCATCTCTGCAGTCGAAGACACCGTCTATAAAGCGGTGGATTACGCTCTGCATCCAAAGAAAAACTTAGTGATTTGGTCGGGCACGCCATTCAACGCTAAAGACCCGCTGTACAAAGCAGTTGAGTCGGGAGCGTGGGCGGTCAACGTGTTCCCTGTTTGTGAGCGATTCCCCTGCACGCGTGAAGACTTTAGAGGGTCTTGGCCCGACCGGTTCACCTACGATTACGTGGTAGTCCAGTATGACAAAGCCCGTAAGCTGGGCAAGATCGATACGTTTAACCAGGAGCTCATGCTCCGTATCATGTCTGACGATGACCGTCTTATTAGAGACGC